GAAAAGCACCATGCCCTTCGTCATCAGCAGTGAGACGCTGTCGCCAACCTTGATCATGGCCTCCCCTGCCTTGTCGTGCGGACGGGGGTTTTTATTTGACGGAATTGACGTGACGATCATCCAGTCTGTCCCGTCGCCGGTCTCGCCCTGAATGTCCACCTGTTCGCCGACGGCCGGCGGAAAGTGCGTTTTGATCTCGCCCATGGCGAGCTCCTGCCAGGGAATCCAGTCCGTCAACACTGGCTGGCCGGTGTCTGGATCCGTATTGATCTGCACCCGAGCGAGGCCCCTCGCGGCATCGACCTCGTGGATCTTGCCCGTGCGTTTTTGGTTCTGCAGTCGGCGCTCGACCTCGGCGAAGCGGTGATAGAGATCGCGAATGATCTCCTCGAGTCCTAACGGCACCGAAACGCTGCTCATGGCGTCGTCTCGCTTTCGTCGACGATACCGCCATCGGGCGGCGGCAGCATGTTCGGCGCCGGCGGCAACGCCGTTTTGAGGGCATCGGCCTCGGAGCGCGTGAGGCCGTAAGCAGACTGCAACGCCTGGTCTGGCGTCAGCTCGGTGCCGGCAATCGCCTGCAAGAGGATGGGGCGGATTGGCGCCAGGTCCGTCTCTTGCGCGGCCAGCGCCAGGAAATTCGTCCACAGCGGTCCGATCGCGACGCCGGAGGGCGGGTCCTTCGGAATTTTGCACGACAGCCGGATTTGACGCCCGGCAAATCGCACCCCGTCTCGCATTGAGGCGCCGCGGCGAGATTCCCGGTCACCGATGTCGAGCACAAACTGGCGCCAAACCTCCGCCCATTTCGCCGTCGGCGCAGTGTCCATCAACGCCACGATCACCTGGCGCTCGATGATGTCGAGGTTGAACTCGAGGGCGGCATCGGTGACAGGCGGAACCGCGTCGACGATTTGCTGGCCGGTCGTTTCGTCCGTCAACGTCATCCGCTGCGTCATTGCGATTTCAATGACGAGATGCTGAAAACCGACGTCGACACGGTTATCGCCGGAGGTGCCGAACAGATCGCGGCCGGTCCCGCGGAAGTGGCCGTCATCCGTATAAACCACAATCACCGGCGTTGGATGCTCCGCCGCGATGTCGTCGATCGGCGCAATCTCGCTGTCGAGAACGCGCGATCCGGCGAGCGTGCGACCGCGCAGCGCGCGCACCGTCGCGATGCGCAAGGCCAGTCGGTTGAGCATCGTCAGTCCCTCGCTGGGCCGCAGACAAAAACGACCCGGCCGGGGTCGAGCGTCTGCACGAAATTGACGGCGACGCGCGGACTGCCCGGGCGATCGAGAAGCAAGATCTCGTCATTCTTGGCGACGCGACGGCCGGCCAGCTCGATCCGCCGCACTTCGACGTGCACTTCCTCATGAACGACGCGCGTTTCGGTGTGCGGGATCTGAGCGGATGCCGGATCGAGCCAATCGACGAGCGCGGTCACGTCAAAGGCAGGACGCTCGGGATCCGGGTTCTTCCCGAAATCGGTCAACCGCATCGGCACGATCGACACCGCCTCGCCGAGCTGGCGATCGAGCGCCGAGTCGAGCCGGTCGAGGGCGGTCTGCCATGCCCCCGTCATCGGCGCTTGCTCCGTCCACGGCGGCTGCGCTCGCCCCCTGCCTCGGATGCGGCAGGAGTGTTGAGCGCGACGAGCTCGGCCGCTTCCGCCGCCGTCAGGCCGCAAGGAAGGCCGAGCAGCGATTCCGCAATCGGCCCGCCCGAACAGTACGCGGCGAGGATGTCTCGATCGCCGGCATGGGCCTCGCTGGCCTCGATCTCGAGCAGGAACGGATGATTCCTCTCGAGATCGGCTGGCGGCTCGGCGGTAACGGTGATGAGGCGTGTCGCGTGCACGCCGTCGGCTTTCGTCATCTCGAGCGTGCGCGCGGCATTGCCGCCGGCGAGGTTGGCAAAGACATCCCCCCAACCGCTCTGCGCCCTGAACAGCGCCCGGACCGCCTGCGCCGCCAGGATGTCGAGCGCGCGCTCGAATGCGCCGCTCGTGACAGCCGGACGCCACACCATGGCCGGGCCATTCGCCAGATTTTCGACGGTGCGGACGAGAACCGACAGCGTGATGGAGAGAGTGATGGCGCGCGCCGTAACCTTCTCGGTCGCAACGACGATCGTGAACCTCGGCCGGTCCTCATCCGAACCGCCGAGGTCCCCGAACGTGTCGACGACGGCATCGCCGGCCAGGGTCTGACCTTTGAGTGCGGCTATGGCTGCCACACGCAGCGCGTAAGATACGATGCCCATCGCACTATTTTTGGTCCCCATCCTTCGGCGCTTCGATCACGACGCGCTCGGCGGCCTTGGCCTTGACGGCCGCCGCGCCCAATTTGTCGTCGATCTCGCCCTGCCATCCTTGCGGAAACACACGACTGTCGATCGCAGAGACCTTGACCTCATAATCTCTCAAAAACTTGACCTGCATTTCTGCGCCTCCCCGTCGGATCAAGGCTTGATCGTGCAGCGGATGACGAGACGCGGCTTCAGCACCATGTTGAGCTGCTGCGAGATCGTCTCGATTTCGATGCCGCGATTGAACTTCATCACGTCTGTCTTGGCGTAGAGCCGCTGACCGATCGTGTTGACCGTCTCGATGTAGTCCGCGGGAGCGTAATAGGTGCGGAACGTCTGCCTGGTGCCGAGCGGGATCGCGATCGCCTCGTTATCAGGGATGAAGAGGCTCTGCGTGCGCGTCCCGTCCTGGTTCATGTAAGAGGCCCGCCCGAGCTCGCGGAAGAACCAGAGATCCTTGAACTCGAACGGACGGCGGAGGCTCTCCCGGTTCGGGTTTATCTGCCCTGCAAAGTATTTGAACGCCGTGCGGAATTCGTCGTTCTTTCGCAGAGCCGAATGAAACCCGGGCGAGCAGAATACCGCGTAGCCGGTAATGGGCTCGCCGAAAGCATTGAGCTGCGCATAGTCGAGGATCTCGTCGGCAGCATCCTGGATCGGATCGCCGCCGGTTGCATTCAGATCCCACTGCACCGTCTTCTGCGTTTCGCCCGTGAGGTCGTAGACGTTGTAGAGCACGCTGCCGCCTGGCATCAGCACATCGCCGCGCAATGCCGCCCAGCGGAGGTATTCCGTGGTCTGCCACTGCTTGATGTTCAGATCGTCCATGCGCTCGTAAAGCCGCATCTCGAAGGCGTCGAGATCGTTGGTGGATCCAAGCGCGCGGACGTTCTGGAAGCTGTCGGCGAGAATGTCGTCGCCGAGGGCGTGGCGAAACGTCGGAAAAGCGCGCAGATCCCGCGAATCCGCCGTCTGCTTCGGGACCGGGGCGCCACGCGGGGACGGCGGGATGATGTTGATCTGCCCGCGATTCTTGATGTCGACCAGAACCGTGGTCTGGTTGATGCCTTCCTCACCCCACAGCGGCGTGCCGTCGGGATTGCTCATCGTCGACAGCGTGCCGAACCGGTTCGGAAAATTGATGATGGTTTCAGAGAGCGACAGCACGCCATAGCGTGGGTCGCGAATGAAATCGAGATTCATGGGGGACGTGCCTTTCAGCGTTAGGTTGGCTTAAACGACGGGTGCGACCTTGATCCACTTGGCCGCAAGGATCGCGAGTGCCGCGTCCTTCTTGGCCTGCGTGTCGTAGGAAGCGTCCCAGACGAGCTCCTGGGCGACGACACGGGCGAAGCCCTCGACAACCAGCGCAGGCTGATCGCCGGCGGACACGTCGACATCCTCGAACAGAATGCCGACGGGGGTTTCCGATCCGTCGGCAGCGCCGGATACGCTCGGCACGAGCTTGCCCGACGCCGTGATCTTGCCGAGCACGGTTCCCGTCGGAATTTCGGACGTGGTGACGGCATCGATCACATAGGCGCCGCCTGGATTGACGATGCGCGGCACCTGCAAATTGTAGGAACCGGTCTTGAGCGTATAGACGTCGGTGTGGAGTTCGCGATCGTGGACGTGCTTCAGCCAATGCGAGGTCAGCCGACGCAGATGATAGACGACGGGCGTTGCTGCTGTCATTTTGGGTGTCTCCGGTTGGTCGGGTTAATGCGTCGGACGGCGGCGGTCGTGCATGGCCGCGAACTTGTCCTTGAGCGGCGGACGCTGATACGAGCTCGAGGCCTCAGCCGGCGCCCCATCGGGGCGGACGCCAGCCGACGTGCCGGGCTGGCGCATGGCCGCAGAAAATGCAGCGGCGGGCGACGCCTCGGCCTTGGTTTCGGGGGCCGATGCCTGCAAGATGGCCTTGGCCTCCTCGGCCGGAAGAGAGGTGCCGAGCGCCAGGTGCCGTGCCAGGCCGGGACGGTCCTTCGCCTCATCGCAATCGAGGATGGCCTTGATGCGCGCCTTCTCGTCGGTGGCCGCGGGCGATGCCGGTGCTTCCGCATTTGCCGGAGCGGCTGCGGGAGTTGCCGCCGGCGCCGGCGCAGCCGCGGCGGGCTCCGACTTTGCAGCGATCGTCGCGAGAGCGGCGGCGATCACGGCGTCATAGTCCGTGCGCGCGGCCGGTTGTGAATTCTGAGACACTGTCCGTCCTCCTTTGCTGGATTTCCCGCGCGCGCTCGACGAGCCGGTGCGGATATGATCGAGAAGCTCCTCGAAACTCTTGACGCCATCGGCGAGGCCGCAGCTGACGGCCTTGTCGCCGGTGAAGACGCGCGCCTGAGTGGCGCGCACGGCGGCTTCGTCCAGGCCGCGCGCTTTCGCGACGTGGGCGACGAAGTCCTGGTAAATCTGATCGATGGACCCGCTCATCTCGGCGCGTGCGCCAGCCGAAAGCTGCTGATACGGGTTGCCGTCCGGCTTGTGGTCGCCGGCGTAAATGATGGTCGTGTCGATGCCGCCCTCATCGAGCGCCCGGGCGTATGAGACATGCAGAGCGATGACGCCGATCGAACCGGCGATGCCGAGGCGCGTCACGTAGAACTCGTGGGCGGTGCAGCCGATTGCGTAGGCCGCGGAGGCCGCCATGTTCGCGGCGATGGCATAGACCTTTTTCTTTTGCTTGAGCTTTCCGAGTTCGGCCGTCAGATCGAACAGTCCGGCCGCCATGCCGCCGGGGCTGTCGATGTCAAGAACCACCGATTTGACCGCGTCGTCCTTTGCCACGCGGCGGAATTGTTCGGCGAGGCCCTCATAGCTCGTCATCCAGCCGCCGAGGTCGCCCAGAAACTCCCCACGGTCGATGAGCACGCCCTGCACCGGCAAGAGCGCGATGCCATCGTCTGTCACGCGATAACGGTTCGCCTGGTCTTTGGTGCCGACGAACTTCGAGGCGCCGATGTCGAGATCGATCGCAGCGTCGAAAGTCCGAGCGTCGATCGCCGCCTTGAGGCGCTGAGCCGCCGCAAGCGACATGGCAAGCGGCGTGTTGAGCACCTTCTGCCCGAGCCAATGAGACACGCCGGGGCCGCCCGCGCGGGAGCCCCGCTCGGGTGCAATGATTTCCGCCATGGTGGGATGCCTCAGTTGATCGGTGTGCGTCCGAAAACTTTC